TTTCAGCGTTGTTCTGCTCAAGACCTTCCTTGTAAAGTTTGAGTGCGCTTATCTGCTTTTCTTTCAATTCGCCAGGAATATTTGCGTCTTTAACAAAACTTTGAAAATCATTGAGACAATTTATTAGGCCTTCCTTTGTTTCGTCACCTTTCAAATAATTTGTAATAGTTTCGCCCAATCCATTGTAATATTCATTATATCTCGCTATATCATCAGTACGACTTTGGGCGGTCTTTAAACCGACAAGCACAAACAAAACGATCAACCCAATTGAAAGAATGAACAACCGTTTCGCCATATGTTCACCCTTTTCCAAATTTCCAATTTTACTATATTTTAACATGCAACCGTTTTTAATTAAAGTTCTTTTCGTGGAATGATACGCTTTATGTCGATTCGGCTAAAGATTTTGTCGCCTATTGCGACCGTTAAAACTTCGTTATTATTCAGTTGTTCGTTAATAACCATCGGATTATACTCATCTACATTAACATGATAAACCGACCCGTCATGACAAATAATCTCCAATTCCATCAATAAACTCCTCCCAACTTGCTACGAATGAATACCCTCAAAATAACATCAGCTTCGATCCTAGCTAATGTATTAGGGTGTATTGTAATTTCATGTCTCCCTCGAGTGATCCGACCGTTTTGGTCCTTTTCCATATAAGGAATTAGGTCGATCCTATCGCCACTTGTACCGCTGAAATTCACGATATTCCCATCGACTCGGATTTGCACATTTGTAGGAGTTTCGTCTAGTTCGTAGATTCCAAAATCAATGTCGTGTGTATGGTTGGGTAGCTCAATATCGTGGGAGTGATTGGGTAAATCAAATTCATGGGTATGGGCAGGAATTGTCACTGTATGGTTGTGCGAACCGTCAGCAGTGTGTGTATATATATCTCCTGCAGCCCCAGCCAAGAAAATCACACCAACAGCAGTTCCGTCAGCTTTTCGTGGAGCCTGGTATATTTGCCAGTTATCGTCCGGTGGCGTATATCCTAAATGACCATCATGCCAAAACACCAGATGCCGATGTGCCCCGTTTGAACTTGATGTTTGGGTCGTACCACCACCACTTTTTGTGCTTCTGACCACTCCACCGCCAGCGCTAGTACTCTTTACTATTGCACCTCCGCCCTTGGTCGCGCGGCTGTATGCTCGAAACTTTTTCGTACGGAACGTCAATTCGCATGTGTTCACATTTACAACGTCATTATCGATATAAAAAGGGATAACTGCTGGAATGTTGGCGTCACAGTTATCCTGGTATTGGAAGTTCATGATATTGGTTGCACCCTGTGAATAGGCTTCATTCACTTGGATTCGGCGTTCTATATCTGTTTGGACAGTGGCGATGTCGTCTAGTTTGTTGTTGATTTCATAGGTGACTTCGTGTTCTTTTCCTAGAATATCCGAAATACTTTCACCAACGATACGTGCCAAATATTCCTTGTCCTCAACGATTATCCGGGTTACTCCATATAAGAATTTCTGTTCATGGGAGTATTCCGGTAAGATAGAAAGATCAGTAGAAGGACATTCAAAACTGATTTTCGGGTCTTTCCATTGGTTTAACAGCGATTGAGCATTGGCTTTTAGGCTTTCTGCATCCTCAAAGCGTTGGTCTATCCAAATATATTTGTGCACTCCCCACTCAGCAATGGATGCATCGTCTTTTAGATAGTTTTTCCCGCCGTTTACGCTCTCGATTGTTAGCTGGTTCACTCCCTCGCCAGCACCCTTCGGGATGATGTAATTTACGATTTCTGTCGGATCAATCACTTCGTTGAAATCTATCATGTCCTTGCCCCAACGGATTTCGGACATGACCTCGTCAGACGGTCTGACAAGGCTAAGTTCCCATGGATAAACGGTTGTGTCGAACGTGAACAGATACGGTTCATCGAACGGTTTCGGAATACTGAAAAGCGGAGCTAGAAGTCCGTTCTCATTTTCGAATGAATAGTGAAAATACCGTCTGAAATCGCAACGTTTCAACACCCAGTTTTTTGTGGTTTGCAACTTGAGCAAGTCATTGATGACTTCTTCGGTTGTGTAGTTCGTGAACTGAAGGTAGCCGTCAATCACGTCATCAAGCAATGTTGCCAAAACATGCTCGCACTTGTACGTGATAACGCCTTGCGATTTCCGGGTTTCCTTCGGCATGATGCGATATAGCCCGTAGTTCCGACCTGATGACCCTATGAATTCCACATAATTGAAATGCTTACAAAGGTTGTTCTTCGGATCATCTGCAGGCAAAGAAAAAGACGCGGTCCAAAGTTCATTGGCGCGTCTGTTCACACTGGCATTAAAGGCGTTTTCCAAAACACCCATTGCCTCCATGTTTCTGTTATAAACGGTGAGCAAGTTATCACCTCGCTTTATAAAAAGAAAAAGCACTGCAGTGGATGCTTGAATTTATTATTTTCCCGTGACTTCTTTTCCATGATGATATTCAAGATCTTGATGGTTTAGTTCTTCTCTGTTTTTGATTTTTATAACGAACTATCCGATCTAATCTTTTCCGGCCACGCATATACCATTGCCAACCATTCTTCGGGTTTGTATTCGAATAATGGCTGTATAAACATTGAACTTTTCACATTGATTCACCTCCCTTCATCTACACCATTCGACAAAAAGAAGGCATATCTCCTTGTGAATAATTTGTAAACAATAAAGGTGCCCAGGTTTACCGGACACCTTTATCGCGCAGTTTGTTCCAAATATGAGTATTATATCCTCTCCTTTAATGATTTTCCAACAAATTCAAAAGTGTTATAATTTATATTGGTTTGACTGACAAAAAAAGTGGGTGAAATTATGAGAAAAATATTACAAGTAATTTTTAGCCAAGAATTTTTGTTTGTGTTGTTTTTAAACGCAGGTTTTTATAAACTAGTCATTCCATTTAACGATATTATAGATATTACCTTATTGACTTTTATTCTATCATTTGGTATTGCAATCATTAATATTTTAAAGGAAAACAAAATATCCAAACTTAATTTACTTGCTATATTTTTGTTTTCAATTCTTGTTTTAGATATTTTATTAAGTTTGTTTTATACAAACTCAGACCAAGGGTATTTAAAAGCATTTCACTATGCCACCATTGGGGGATGGTCGTTTACGGGGCCTCTTTTTATCATTCAACATAAAGAATCGTTAAAAAAGTTTTTCTATAGTTTTATCATTTTAGGGTTAATTACTGTTATTGCTGTTTTTCGTACGTATGGTAATACAGTAGGTTATTTCAGTCAACAATTAATTTTTGGCTCGGATTATCTTGCTGTCGGTAGATTGTTAGGATATTGTGTTGCGATTATAACTCCTATATTACTCTTTTCTGCAAAACAAAAATGAACAAATTGATTCTATTTTCCTTAATTGTTTCATTCGTTTTAGCTATGGTTATGACAGGTGGTAGAGGCCCATTTTTGAGCATGGTAGCCGCAATTGTAATTTTGTTCGTTTCTCAAATACGAATCAGTTATAAACACGGCATTATTCGATATAATCGTTATGCTCTGATGGGTTTCATAATTTTTATTGTCGGGACAATCTATTTTATCTTTTCGGACCATCCATTATTTACAAACATTAAAACACGTTTATCTTACTTTTTTACCGATCAAGGCGGCACTTCCGTGTCTGAACGAATACGAAGATATCATGTAGCATTTGACATGTTTAAAGAAAGCCCTATAATTGGGAAGGGAATTGATAGCTTCAGTGTATATTTTTCAATCCCCGGAGATTACCCACATAATATATTTCTAGAATTTATGTCCGAATTGGGATTGATAGGTCTTTGTTTATTTGTACTGTTATTATTATTTGCGTTGTATTCATTCCCGTTTAAGTCTTTAAACAACATTCAATTTAAACTATATTCATGGCCTGTTGTCTTATTGTTCTTATTAAGTTTTTTAAATGCTAATGTTTCGGGGAATATTATTGGTAACCGTATGCTGTTAACAGCAATTGCGTTTAATCAAATTTATAAAAAAGATGTAAATAAAGCCATAAGCTAAACAAACTGCTTATGGCTTTTAATATTATTCCCACTCCAATGGGTGAATTTTCGCCAAATGAGACCGCGTTCCATCGCCAAATATGTCTCCAACATACCAACCGTACATATATCCTGTATTTGGATCAGAAACAAGTCCACGAGCCAAACCGTTTCCGTTATTCGGCTCTAACGTTGCAACTAAATGCCAAGATTCTCCACCGTCACCCGTAGCTACGATAAAGCATTTTTTTACTCCACTTCCACTTTCAGAAAATGTTATATACATTTCATCGCTACCAACTAAACCACCCACTGGGCCCTTCCCAAAATTTCCGTACGCAGGAATATTTGAAATTTTTATAGCCTTTCTCATGAATGGTTTAATCGTGAAGTCGTTATTGACTTGTTTTTCAATTGTATTGATCGAAACAACATCGAATGCATCTGGACAAGATACAACACGTTTTGCCATTGGCTCTAGCAATGTTGGCTGTGTATTATCATCTTCAATCTTGTGCCATGTCTCGCCCCAATCGTCAGAGTATTTCAATTCGGCGTTCACTTGGTCACCATTTGAAAGATATATTCTCGACTGCCAAGGGTCGTAACACATGGCATGATAGTGGAAGTTTGTAGAAGGGTCTTTATCCTTTAACTGGTCAATCATCTTCCAAGTCAATCCGCCATCACGACTTATCCAAGCTCTTGGATACCTTGTTATATCTTTTTCGGTAGAATATTCAGCTACCATCACAATTCCTCGCTCGATATTATGCCACGGTCTGGGAATGAAGCCACCCGCAACATAGCCATTTGTTAAATCAAGAACTTTTTCAAAACCATCCGTAAAGCTATCTGAATGCCAAACACTTGCTGTTAAACCATCATTATGATTGACATATACAAGGTAACCAGTAGGAGTTTTGGTTACAAATTCAGGAACACCGATGCCATTCCCAAAAAAATCATAACCGGATTCTATGCTTTCAAAACCATCATTACTCCTAATCATTCTTTTGTTTCCATGATTTAATCCATACAAATAATTATCATCGCCAACACTCATAGGGACATATTTCTTATCTTTCATAATTTCAACTTCTAGTAACCCTTTAGGTCTTTTTGTATTGAATTCATTAGTAATTTCGGCCAACAAAGTGCCATCTTCTTTTTGATTTATCAGCTTCTTTTTATTACCCAAAAGATGTAACCAACTCATTTTATCAACTCCCCGAAAATAGATATAGACAATTCTCCGGTACTTGGCGTTTCTAAAGCGGCAATTCTGAACATTATATTTGTCGAAATTAAGTCATTCAAATACGGTAGTGCGGTATTTAAATGGAAAGTACCGGATGTATTTGCAGGTAGTACGACAGTATCATTTATTTCCCAATTTTCACCATTCCAGATTCTGTTGTGTACATTTTCGGTAAGTCTAATCCGTATTTCAACATCTGCATCATGACTGGATTTTGCAACCACCCATATTTTTTTATATTTGCCTATATCTACATTAAAAACTTGTGCAGTAGTGCTTCTCAATTCTAAGTTGTTTACCGGGGTAATTTGTTCGATTTTATCCCTTGGATTCGCTATATAAGCAACTGTAAAAGACATCTTTTATCACCTCAATACATTTTGTGTATAAGATAAAGGACCGTGAGTATAATATACCAGCGTGGTTTCTACCGTTTTACCATAGGCTTGTTCTGTTATTTTCTCTAATTTCCCATCATCTGAGTAAGTTAACTGAATTCGACTGACGGTTAAATCACCGTCTTTTTCTACAGCCATAACAAGTAATCCATCCTGATAATGCAATTCAGTTCTATTATTATTAAATCCTGAGATATATGGATGTAATTTGTGTCCTGTGACAGATTCGTCAGCAAGTGTGACACCTTTTATTTGACCGTTTGCTACAAGCGTATCTATATAATCCTGGACAGCTTGAGCGTTACCAGCTTCTGAAATATTGACTGAAGTAATTAAGTTTCCTTGTGCATAGAATTTGACGCTAAAAGTGTTGATGTCAAAAAGAACCTGATCGATTTTTGCTTGTTCTATTTGGGCCAACTGTGCGGTAACTTCTTGATGTTCTTTGTCCAATCTTTCCTTCAGTGTTTTATAAGTTTTCCCCGTATAAGATATACGGGCTTGTGCTGCTTCGACAGATGAATCTCCTTCAACTACTATCTCATCAATTTGCCTTTGGAAATTATTTACTTCATCTATCATTTGATTAAGCTTAGGATAAGTTTCCCTTAATGTATCATCAGGTCTGATTTTTTCTGCCACAATTACCACCTCGCTACTTGTACTTATAATGACAGTCAACTGTTAAGTAAAAATCTAATTCTGTTCCAGTAATGCTTAATTGGTTTTTTCCAGGCATTAATTCAAGCCAGTCTTTTCCTTTTTTGCTGTTGAAGTCATTTACTCCATTTTTAAAAACAGTATAATTTTTACCCTTTATCTCATACGTTGCATTTGAAAATGAAGGCAAAGAAAAACTCTTGCCATTCATAGCAAGAGTTAAAGATGTCGCACTTCCGGTAATGATAAATGTTGGTCTAATCACGATATTACCGCTGTTATATATTTCTAATGTTTGATTTTCATTGATTTTAAATTGATTAATACCAGTTCCCCAGTAAACATCAGACATGATGGGGATATCCTTATCCCAAGTAATTTCATTTGCTGAATATAAGAAATAAGCAAATGGATCGTAGGCAATAAACGGTATTTCTAAAGCCCCCATCACTATTAACCGTTCTGGTGAAATCGAACCGCTGTATCTGACAATGTAATACTTATCTGGTTCATATCCGAAAACGAGTCTGATACTTCTCGGTTTTCCATAATCATCAAATAAAAAATCTGTAAACTGTCTAATTTTGCGCTGTAATTCATGTTTGTTTTTTTGTGGCATTATCCCTATGGGCAAATTAAACATTCTAGGTCCTAATGTGGAATCAATGTATCGCAATCCATGGGTTTGCGGTATTTCAAGAGTTATATCTCTTGTTTCGGGGATAGGATGTTCGTGCCCTGGACGTAAAAAAAGACCGAACTCCGAAAGGCTTCGGCCATCCAAATAAACTTCACTTTCGATCATCTATATCCTAACCCCCTTTTTTCCGATTTCTGCAAGTTGTACAGTTCTCTTGCGATTTTTTTGATGTCAGTCTCGTCTCGAACCGTCATGTTTTGAATGACGATCGGTGATTGATTTTGTGATTCCGCTAGAACTTCACGCAATAACTGTTTAAGCAATCTTTCTGGTGCAACTATTTCCGGGTTTCCCGGCCCGGCATCTCCAACCATTGCTAATGTTGGTTCGGATACTACACCGCCTCGTGCCAGGCGAGGAATCTTAGGGATATTTATCCCGAATGATTTGCCGCCAATAAAAGGCACCCAGTCAGGCGCTTTGAATTTCAATTTATTTAATCCGCCGATCATTTTGTTGATTCCATCAATGATTTTGTTTATGAAGCCTTTGATGGTGGACCAAATCCCGGACCAAATATCTGATATTTTATCACCCGCAGCCTTGAACGCATTCACAAGACCGTCCTTCAGTTCTTTGGCTTTTGCTTTGATAGTGTCCCAGTTTTTCCAAAGAAGAACGCCTATAGCGATTAGCCCAGTGATTGCCGCAACCGCTAAACCGACCGGCCCTGGAAGAAACCCTAATGCTTTACTAAACATTCCGGCCATCCCGCCAGCGTTAGCGATGGCGCCGGAAAGTTTCCCGAACGTCATGGCTATGGCGCCGAT